ATGATCGATGTTACAATTTTTATTTTGGGGGGGTATGATGGCTAAATTTTCAGATGATCGCTTTGAAATTGGTGCATCAAGAGTACCAGCTCTTGTCTTAGGTAAAACAAGTTTTACTACAAATGAAAGAGAAAGATTAAAAACAATTCATGCTCAACAAGGTATACCAACCATTGAAAGTGACTTTGGAAAAGATGCCAAGAAAAGAGGGAACTACCTGGAAGATGCTATTATTAAATGGGCAGTTGATGAGCTTGAAGAACAAGCAAACTTTGAGACATCAATACAACTAGGTAAAGTTACTCATGGGTATCGACTAGATCATTTAAAACTTTGTGCTTCTTTAGATGCTTTATTAAATGTTGAGGGATCATTAGTTCTCCAAGACCCAAAAACTAGAGGTCATATGGAACTTACTGGCATGGGAGCTTTGGAGATCAAGACGAGCAACAGTGATGATACTCCCAGGATTGATCAAGTCATACAACTTCAAACACAACTCATGTGTTCAGGTTTTAAGTGGGGTATCATAGCCGTCTTTGGAAAACAACAAAGATTATCTTTGACACCTTACAAAGCTGATTTAGAAATGCATGACATCATTAAAGATAAGGTAAAAGAGTTTTGGACTAAAGTTGGTCTTGATGAACCTTACCCAGCTCTTGATAATGGTCCAGCTTACACGATTAATCTAGATCATATTGATACAAAAGAAGAAGTTCTTCAATTAAGTTTAGATTGGCTGAAGGCTGATAACGAAATTAAAGCTTGGACAAAAACCAAACAAGAATGCCAGGAAGCATTAGAAATAGTTATGAAATCTAATCAAGCTGAGATTGCTGAAATAGGTGAATTTAAAATATTAAATCCTATCATTCAAAGGAAGGCACAACCTGAGAAAGTTGTACCAGCAAAACCACCGAGTTATTACAAAAAATTTAAAATAGAAAGGAAGAACGATGAATAACTTACCAACATTAAATCCAACCAACCTGACTGAAGCTGTAGAGTTCTCTAAGTTTCTAGCAGTATCAAGTAATATTCCTGATCAATTCAAAGGTAAACCAAATGATATCCTGGTTGCTATACAATGGGGATATGAGATCGGACTAGCTCCAATGCAATCCCTTCAGAACATTGCAGTCATCAATGGCAGACCTTCTCTGTGGGGTGATGCTATGATTGCAGTTTGTAAAGCTCATCCTGATTGGGGTGGAATGAAGGAAGAGTACATCGAAGAAGAAGCTAAAGCAGTTTGCACAATCAAAAGAAAAATTAAAGGTGGTGACATTGAGGAAACTCAATCTTCTTTTTCTTATAATGATGCCAAACGAGCTGGTCTAACTACCAAGAGAGGACCTTGGCAACAATATCCATCCAGGATGTTACAACTTAGGGCAAGAGGTTTTGCTCTCAGGGATGCATTTCCTGATGCGATCAAGGGATTAATCACAGTAGAAGAAGCACAAGATTATCCAACAGAAAAAGAAGGCGATATAAAGACCATACACAGCGATAATCAGTCTAATGTGATAGAAGATATCAAAAATAAAGTTAAGTCTCTTGAGGAGTCTGAAACAGCCGTTAAATACACTATGTATTTTATTGGCAAGAAAACACCTATTGTTTATGCCAACGCTAATGATTTTATTAATAAATACATAGAAGTTGTTGCTGAGATATACAATTCAGAATATTCCAATGAGAAAAAATCTCAGTTTATGGATGAGTTAAGAACTAAGAACATGGCAACAATAAGTAGTCTTAATGAAATACTTCAATCTGAAATGGAAATACAAATGGGAGAGTTCAATGTCTCAGGCAAAGATAGCAATGACACAGAAACAAATTCAAGTGTATAACTTTATTAAAAATTATTTTGAGCAACATGGTGTGATGCCAATGCAAAAAGAGATAAAAGAACACTTGGGTCTTAAAGGATTTTCGACAGTCCAGTTTCACCTCAAAGCTTTAGAGGAACGAGGGTGGATAATTCGCTTGCCAAACAGACAGAGAGCTATCGCACTAAGTGATAGCTTGCATTCTTCTAACTAATCTATCGGCTCTCGTTGTTACTTGTTTGTACCAGCGAGAGTCCATCATCTGATTACCAGCTTCAATCCAATCACGACCATCAACTGCTTGTTTCATTTTGTGAAACCTGGACAACCTGGGTCTACCCATGTTGAACATCATATTAGCTATAATCTGTTGCGCTTCTTCAGGAAGATCATCGAAGTCATTGTAGAGTAAACGACATTCGCCAAGAGTTACTTGTACATCCTGGTCAAATAATTCATTTACTCTTTCATCATCGATATGTGTGCCAACTTCCAATCCATGTTCAGGATCATCTTCTGTAATTAAATGACCTATCCCACAAGTAGGTAAACCTAAATGATCTAAATAGATCTCATTCTTGACACCTTCGTCAACCTTCAAAGTCTCTCGAAGCTGATCGATATCCACTATGCCATCGCTTTCTTTTTCTTCTTCTTGAACATTCTTAGCTTGGCAAAATCAGATGCTTCCATCTTCTTTTTATTGCCTGACATCTTGGCTATCTTTTTTTGTTTTGGGGAATAGCTACTCCCATATCCTTTACCCATTGGCATAATTTTTATCCTTTCTGTTAAGTTAAATCTTTATCTGCCTTTCTTGCTCCACCCTTGCCAGTCACAAAGGATCGAACCCTTCCCATTGCCCATTGATGAGCTGAAACTTTTGGTCTGCTGCCTGAAGAATAGTAAGCTCCCATACCTCTTTTATAAACCTTATCAAGTGTAGACTTTGAATACCTGGATGCTCCAGGGATACTTGAATACTTCATCCTTTACTCCTTTGTTTACTAATTCTATCCATCATTGCTGGTGTAAGCTTTCCTTCTTTATATAACCTGGCAGTTCTTTTTATTTCTGCTTCTCTAGCTGAAGGGTTCTTTGCACCAGCTACATATTTTACTGGCACTCCCTTTTTAGTCTTGGGAACTTTAGCAAATTTTCTCTTAAAATTTTTTTTGGGATATGGCTTTTTCATTTAGTCAAACCTTTCTGCTTCTCATAGGTTCTAAGTGAACCGATACCAAGCATGCCACCAAGAACAGTTAAAAGTGTACCCATATCAAAACTTGGTAGTTCAGGTATTGTTACACCAGCCATAGCACAACCAAATATTATAAGGTCTTTAAGGATAAAGTGGTATAGGAAAGCAATCGCACATGTCCAGCCAACTGCTGGTCTCCAGCCACCTTTGAATAAAGAACCTGATTGTGCTTCAGCTTTATTAAGTTCTATCTGAGCAAGGGCAAGTTGTTGAGCGTGTTTCTCAGCCATCGTACTTAGTTCAAAGGCGATCTTGTTCTTTGTGTCTTTGTCTTCTATGAATTTTCCAAGTAACTTTGTAGCTGGACCTATCAATGCTTGTATCATTTTCCCACTTTCTTTTGAGCTAGTTTGTGTGCTTCCGTAAATGACATCCCCTGAAGCATCTTTGATCTCATCATTCTCATATGTCTTTGACTATGATGTTTTGAATGTTTCTTCATCGTAGCTTCTTGTCTCTTACTAAGACTTTTATTTTTGGTTTCCATTTGACACCTCCTTATGTTCGTGACCCATCCAAATTCCAAATACTCCAGTCATAACTCCCATGACCACAGATACAAAAGCTGATTGAGAAGCAGTAGGGTCTTCTAATGCCATGAACCATTCTGCACATCTCCAGGACATTGCTGTCGATAACAACATCATAAACCTTGGCAATATCTTCCACTTCAAAAATCTCTCTACAGTAATCAATACAACCTCATCTGTTCATTAACCCATACATTCTTACAATAACATTCTAATTTATTAGTTTCTCCAGCAATAGTTACTGGAGCTTGCTCTGATAAATATTTGGAAAAGTACAAACAATTATGCATGTTGGAGTAGTGAATAAGATTTCCAGTAGGAACACCAAGCATATAACATAACATTACAAAAGCTGGTTTCATTATATACCTCTCTGCATTTTCCATAGGTATGCTATCAAAACAAAAAACCCTATGATTGTTAAAGTTAAAACAGTTATACCAACTACATTTTTTATATGATCTAACCTTTCGATCTTGGCATGATGAGCTTTAATTCTGTCCTTCCTGATTTGACCTTCAAGTGCCAACAGCTGATTCCACGTTGCTTCAGAATATTGCATGAGTATTAGATTTTTTAATTCTTGTCTGTGCTTTTGCATTTTCTTTTTAGCCATCAAAGTTTCAACAGCTACTTTTTCTATGCTCTCACTGCTAAACATTTGTTGCCATAGGGTTGGGTTCTTCGCTCTTTTTTCAAGATGTTCCAGGTCATGAGTATTTTGGATCATACTTGTTACAGCTCCACTCATTTCATTAATATCCTTACCAAGTTGTATTCCTTGCTTTAAATAACTTACGGCTTTAGTTGCACCAGTTAATAATAATCCTATTGTTGCTGGATCGATAGCAACCTCCTACATAAACATCTGAGTTACAAGAAGCATTGTTATTGAACCCATACCAGCAAGTAACCAATTCTCAATTCTTCTCAGTGAAGTCTTGAGTTCCTGAACTGTATCCTTCAGGTTATCGATTTCAGTTTTCAGACTTTGCATCGTTGGCTTGCTCATCTTTCTTTACATCCTTCTTTTTTGGTTTAGGCTTTTCCTTTGCCTTCGGTTTTAAATGTGGATTTAAATCGTAAATATGTGCCATTTTATTCTCCTTCTAATTCTTTTACTCTTGCTTGTAATGATTCAACTTGTGCAGATAATTCTTGTATAGCTTTGACAAGTATAGGATATGAGTTCATAGGTGATACATGAAGTTCATCTTCACTCATCTCTGTTACAAGTTTAGTTCTTTCTTTAGTATCAAATTGTCTTTCAACCTGATCAAGTTCTTGTGCTATAAAGCCAAGCTCTTTGACATCATTGTATGAGCCATCTCTTCTATCCCAAGTAAACTGTACTGGTCGCATGGCATTAACAAAGTCTAAACCTAACTGTAAATCTTGAACATCTTTCTTATCTCGTATGTCTGATAGCTGTGAAGTTAAAGCTACTGTGCCACCAAGATCAGGCAAAGTAATTGTTCTATCTGCTGTTGGACCTTCAACTGTTAAAGTTGTTTCATTTGCATCAGCAGTTCCACCTTCAAAAACAATGTTAGTATTTTCAA